ATATTATCATCTGTTATTTTACCTGTTTCTAAAAATTCACTAATACAAATATGTGCTAAATACATATAATCATATGCAAATAAAAACATTAACCCTAATTCTTCGTCTAAACTCATAAAACTGGCTGCTAATTTAAGCATACATTCTTTTAACTCTTTACAGTCTTTTATTTTTTCATATAAATTAGAAACGGCTTCACTAAGTTCTTTCTCATCGTATTCTTCTAGACCTAAAATACTTAACAGTTCATACCGATAATAAGCATCTTGGAATTCTTCTTTATCTTTTTCAGTCATAATATCAATATTTTCTAAACCTTTAAATATTTCTTCGCTATTATAAGTGCAAATAAATTTTGTATTATACATTTAAGTATTTAAATGATATATTTTTAAATAGTAATAAATTAAAAATATATCCACATCCACTTTTTACACCTTTTCTCATTTCATAACTTGTGAAAACGCCCAAATTAGTAATATAAAATAGTTTAAATATTATTTATATTTTATACTAAATGATTAGTATATTAGTTTTTATACTTTCTTATGATGTTTGGTTTTATTTATCCCATATCATTTTACACAATAAAAAAATTTATGGAATAATTCATAAACAACACCATAGCATTGATTATAATATTATTAATTTCAAAGATACTTATGTTGGACATTTTGTGGAGGGACCATTTCAAGGAATGGGTGTTTTATTTCCATTATTTTTTATAAAATTCAATTTTTACTTATTTTTGCATTCGTTATTAATAATAAATATAAGAGGAATGTTAAGACATGACACGCGATTTATATGGCTTATTGGTAATCATCATATACTACATCATAAATATCCGCAATATAATTTCGGCGAATATTGGTTAGATAAATTATTTGGAACAAGTTGTCCTAATAAACATGAATATGTGTTTGGTATGGCTTATATATAAAATGTGCGTTTTCACAAGTTATGAAATGCCCAAAGGTGTAAAAAAGTGTAGCCAAATCTTTAGATAAATAGATGGAATAAACATTGTTTAGGTTTGGCACAACCTTTCCAAAGGTTGTTTAGATGTATTGGTATGTACTGTGTTTGTTATTATAATCGGCATCGCGTGTTAATTCACGAGAAGGCACACCGCCACGGATCCATCCTTGGGAAGCATCACTCTCAATATGGTTTGATGAGTTGCTCATTTTTTGTTGGATGGCGGGTAAAAGTGGGGTATGGTGGTATTTAATATAACTTTTTTCGCTTAATGTATTCACACTGCGCTTGTTCACTATTTGTTCTCCTTGTTGGATTTGGGATTCCATAACTGGATTCACTGAGCCGCGACCTAAATAGGGCACAGTAGCAAAGGGGCGTTGAAATAAATCAATATGGCATCTAGGGTGCGTTTGAATGGAGCCGATCAAAAGCTCAGATGAGTTATCAATGTTGGCTCCGCCTGGGCATGATCCGTAACCGCCATTGAAATTGACACATGGTTGTGTAGTGGCTAAGTTGATGGGGTTTTTCATAGAGCATTCATTGGCGAAATAATTTTGTGTCATATAATTGCAGGCGGCGACATCTTGAATTGTATTTTGTGAGACACAGCAATCATCTAAACCTAGTCTTGAGAGATTATTAAATGTATATCCTGAATACGTGGCCATTTATATATTATAATATACATTTTTTTATTCATAATTATATTAATTTATGTGTTTTTGTGTTTCTAAATGTCTTTGGAATAATATATCTGCATTTGTTCCAAAATCACATTTGTCACAGTAATGTTTCATTTCTTTTTTTCTCTCTTCTTTAGTAGAGTGATGGGTTAGGATATGCAATTTCATATTAGATGTTTTATTGCTTTTGTATTGACAAAACTTGCATTGTTCTTCTAAAATCTTATCGCTTCTCTCTTTGCGTTTTTCTCCAGTATGTTTTTTTGTATTCAAATGTTCTGTCCATTCTGATAAATAGTTACAATTATATTTGCATTTTTCACAATTATATTTAGATTCCATTTTTATTAAATATATTATATTATGTTTAAATAGTTTAGAGATATATTATCTTTATAAAGTATATATGACAGCAAGAACAAAATACGACTTTGAGCGACTAGATAAGTATTGTAAGGAAAATAGTGTGACATTGGTGGAGGATTATAGCAATACAAAAATAAACAGAGACAATAGAATCAGAGGCAATTGTATTTATGAAAATTGTGATAATAAGTTTGAAAAAAGTTATCGCGAACTTATAAATGCGGGTGGCTATTGCACATATTGTATTCAAATCATAAGAAATGAAAGAAGAAGGTTATATAATTTACAAAATTATGGTAATGAAGAACCACAAAAAATATATGATTTCAAAAAACTACAAGAAATTTGCAAAGAAAAAAATATTATACTGATAAAAAATTATGAAAACGTGAATATTTTTGGTGAAACTGAAATTGAAGGAATATGTATAAATAACTGTGGAGGTTTTTTTAAAAGAAGTTTAAAGGAGATTATTAAAAATGAAAATTTATCTTGTTCTCCTTGCAAATATAGTCAAGGAAAATTAAAACGTATAAAAACATGTATCAAAAAATATGGAGTTGAAAGCATTAGTTCACTAACAGAAACTCAACAAAAAATTAAATGTAGCAACTTAATTAAATATGGAGTAGAATATACTACACAATTAGAGTCTAATAAAGAAAAATTTAAACAAACGTGTATAAAAAAATATGGTTATGAAAATCCGACTCAAAATCCTGAAATAGCTGAAAAGGCTTCTAATAATTCATATCAAACAAAGGATTATATTTTACCTTCTGGCAGTAAAATAAAATTCCAAGGTTATGAAAATTTAGCATTAGATGAATTATTTAGTATTAATAACATAAATGAAAATGATATATTTAATAAAAAATCTGAAGTTCCTGAAATTTGGTACACAGATGAGAATAATATAAAACGTAGACATTATGTTGATATTTATATAAAATCTCAAAATAAGTGTATTGAAGTTAAATCAGAATGGTATTATAAACAATCTGAAAATATTATTTTATTGAAACAAAAAGCTGCAAAAGATTTAGGATATAAATATGAAATTTGGATTTATAATAGTAAAAAAGAGAAAATAAATTGTTACCATTAATGCTGTTAATAAAGTGTGTATCTGTAATTATCTTGGACACGAGAAAATGCTCCAGATTCGTCCGATTGTTTCGCTGACGGCATTGTACCATACAAATACCTAGCATAACTGCTTTGGTCGCCGGGTTCAACGCGAGAATTTGGAGTACTGTAAAAAACTCTGTTACTTTGGTCCAGTTCAAAATTCTGCCAAAGGTCATTGTATAATTGTTTATCCGTATTTTTTATGCCTGGGTTTAGCATCTGAACCATTTTCTTTACGTCTCTAGTAGTTTGTTCCTCAACATCTACGTTGAACGCGGGTGGCGCAGATTTTCTATCAGGTTGGTCTGCAATTTGCGTAAGCAAAACATTGCTAAAAGGGTTTTTTCTATTACCTTCTTTAAATTCGGTTTTCAATACTGCATCTAAAGTTACAGGGTTGATATAAGAATCCGATTGGCTACTAGGTTCATCGCCTTGAATCAACGATATTCTGGGTTTCACATCAAACCCTTCGTGTAACAACATTTCCTTGGTTAGCTTTTGTTTTCTCATCTTAAACAATACAAAAATAACGACCAATGTTAAAACACCGATAATCAAGATACGTTGAGACATTGTTAAAATATATCCTAAAATAGTTAGTAATATGACAAGTCTTGTGATAGCATTGAGCTTTTCTTCATAACACATATTCATGGTGGGCCATAATTCAAATATATAATCTTTATTAAATAAAATAGTGGGATCATTTGTCCAAAATTGTGTTGTCATTATATATATATTATAATTTTTTTAAAATAGTTTGTTTAACATTTAAATTCTTATTATTAAATGTCAAAAATAGCGATCAACAATTCTACGGGTGCTATCGTTACCACTTGCGTCTAATATATTGATTAAATATTGGTAAATTTCGTTATAGACAACGTTATCTTTATATTGTCTGCAAGTATAAATATCAAACGACATATGATTTTTTTCGGGAAATGTATGAATAGACAAATGCGATTCAGATAACAAAAATAAAATACTACAACCAATAGGTTCAAATTTGTATTGTACTTCATTTAATATCTGAAACTCATTATCAATGCAAATCTGTTTTAACATGGTATTTAAGTCTTCCATATTATTTAATAAGCCGTTGTTTTTGATACCTTTAAAATCACAAATCATATGCTTTCCTGATGATTCATACTCTTTAAACATTATATTATATATTTAAATAATAGTATTTTTATACCCTTTACAGAATTAATTTACTTTTATTTTTTACACTTCTTCTTTTTATTATTACTATTGTTATTGTTATTATTATTTTGCGCACCTCTTGGAGTTCTCTCTATCTTTTCTCCAGTACTAAATATCTTCAAAATTTCTTCTTCCGAAACAGCGGGTTTCTCCGGCATTTGCTGCTGTTGTTGCTGCGCTAAAATTTGTTGTTCTAATTTAGCTTTGGCGTTAGCTTCGGCTTTTGCGCGAATTCTCTCTTTGGTCTGCGCTAATTTTAGCTTCTTATTTAAATTCGCCTCCATTGCAGCCGTATTTACTTTTCCTCCTAAATTTCCCATACCCATTTTACTTAACAACGACTGAATATTATCTAATCCTGGCATATTTTTCATCTTATTCATCATTTCGGTAGCTTCAGCAATGATTTCAGACTCTTTAAGATCTCCAGATTTGATTTTTGTATCTAACTTATCACCGACATTCTTGACTAGCCCCATTAGTTTCGTGGGATTTTTTAACAAATTTTGAAAAATGTCTTTCATATCGGTTGCTCCCTCAAAATCCATATTCAAATCCGACGCGGTTTCTTCGGCAATTTCACGTGCCAATTGGCCCAACTTTCCATCTAACATACCCGTAATATGGTCATGAAGTTGCTCGGCATCAGGTAAACCGGCACCAGAAGTACCACCTAATCCTTCGGCAAAGTTAGAAAAATTACCACTTAAATCAAATAAGCCTTCCATTTGAGATAATGTTTCTTGTAATTTGTTTTTAAATTCGTCTTCATTAATGGCTTCAAATAATTTAGCTGTATCGCCGAAGGCATCTTTATCCTTGATAGTTCCGACAATTGAAAATGTAATTAATTGCAAATATTTCCAAATGGTATCCCGTGTCTTTTGAGATATTTCGCATTGCCACAAGTCTTTAAAATGGATCTTGGGTAAAAATTCGGTATCAATATCAGATCCCTCCTTAAACATATCCTCATTTTGGTATAAAATATCAAAAAATCGGGGAGGTAATTTCTTTTGACAAAACTCAAACAATATCTTAATAGAATTACTGAGCGAATTTTCATAGGCGGCTTTTCTCTCTTCTTCCTCTTCAATATAACTGAAATTTTCTGGTTCTTTCCACCACATAGAAATTAAAGGCACATATTCCGGAAAGGTAATTTTTAAATCATTAATAAAATCCTTTATAACCTTTGTAAATTCTTCTGGAACCGACTTACTCGCTTCTGTCATTTTTAATAAATATAAATTATATATATTTAAATCAAACTAATTCAAATATATATTTTTTAATTTCACCTTATTGGTTCAAAATGGCCTCCGTTCCAATATATGTTCATTGTTTTTTCATAATTACTTTGTATAGGAATAAATTCTATAGTTTCGTTATTTCTGTCACGATAATTTGCAACATTGATCCGGGCATTCCAAATATTACAAGCGGCTTGTATTTCAATAGCTCCTCCCCAGGTACTTGTGGAACGCATAGTACTAATATAAGAATCCGGATTTGCAGTTTCAAAAGCAAGAACTTCACATGTTTGCAACCCATCAATTATTGGTTTATTTTCTTGAAGGTAGTCGCATATTTTTTGTCTGATAGTATAACTATCTTCGTTAATAAAATAGCTCAAACTATTAAATAAACAACTCATTAATATATACATTTAAAATATAAATTTTTAAATATAAATTTTTATATGTTTACATATTTACATATTTACATATTTACATACTATTCTTAGTTATCACATAATTCAGCGAGCTTTGTTAGATTTTGAATATATTTCATAACCTTTGCCTGGTTTTCAGGTCCCATATTTCTAATGGGTTCGCGTAGTCTATCAATGGATTCCATAATTTTATCCGAGTTTTGAGTATTGGATACATCACTAGAATAATCTTTATTCATGAAGAACTCTAAATTGCCAGCTGCGATTTCATTTCTATAATTAGAAACAATAAATGAATTCCAAATCTTTACAATCATTCTAGGATTTGCCTTTCTAATTGCGATTAAAGCATTTTTTGCAGCTAAAACGTCAACATCTTCCGGAAAAACAGATTGCACGTCATTAATAAAATCCGCAAAATGATCATTAAACGCTGTTAAAATGTTTGACATATTAATTATTTTTGTTCTTTTCTTTTTAAATTAGTTTCACTGTAAATAAAATAAATAAATTAACTAAAATATTTATTTATTTTATTTTCTATTATCCAACCTATCCAAATCTAAAAACTCATGGGTGGTTTATTTCCTGTAATTTTTTTTAAATCTGCATCTCTGTCTTCTCTCATCTTCTTCATTCTTTCATCCATCATTTGGTTTGAAGCATCGTCCCCCATTTTTTTTGCACCTCTAATCGTTGTATTAAAATCTTCATTGTTGCCATGTTCAGATATTTGACCGCTAAATGCGGTGTTTAAATCAACATAATTATGCATTTGTCGCATACCTCCATTTCCTTTTGCTTCTAAATCTTCTGGGGCTTGGTCTAAAAAACTGTATTGATCCGATACTATATCGCTAAACCCACCCCCTCCTCCACCAAATGAAAATGCCATTGGTTCCATATTATTTTGGGTTGCTTGTCTTACTTCTACTTCCTGTCTTGGTTTCAAATATTCTAATATTTGTTCCCCATATAATACCTGGTAACCTTTTGTTAATAATAGTAAAGCAGGAACACGTGTTACATTTTCCGGTAAAATAATTTTTTGTCCGTTTTCTAAAACTATATATGTTTTATTATTTGCTTCCTTTACTCTTTTATCAATGCATATAAAATGGATATCTTTTTGAGCATTGGATTTTGACAATAACTGCAAATATTTTTTAGAAACTTCACAATACTTGCTATAATATAAAATACAACTCATCTTAATTTATACTAAGTTAATTCAAAATTATATTTAACTCATTTACAAAAAAATTGATATATTTTTCAATTTAAATATAAAGTTATATTAAATATAATGAACCCCACCTTAGAGCCTTTTGAAAGCGAAGATAATTCTTTTGGTTTTACTCTTAGCGGGGTAAACGTTAGCATTGCAAATGCACTTAGAAGAACCATTTTATCTGACATACCAATAGTGGTATTTAGAACTACCCCACATGAACAAAATAAGTGTTCTATTATTACAAATACAAGTCGTCTAAATAATGAGATTATTAAACAAAGATTAAGTTGTATTCCTATTCATATCAAAGATGTGGAAGATTTCCCCTTGAAAAATTATATTATGGAAGTCAATGTGGAAAATACTACAGATACTATTATGTTTGTTACATCTGAAAACTTTGTTATTAAAGATAAGAATACTGGTAAGGCTTTGCCTCAAGAAAAAATCAGAGAAGTATTCCCATCAGATGATGTAACTGGTTATTTTATAGATTTTGTTAGATTGCGTCCCAGAATTTCCGATGAAATACCCGGAGAGAAGATTCATTTGATTTGCGAGTTTGACATTGGTTCAGCCAAGGAAGATGGTATGTTTAATGCTGTTTCAACATGTTCTTATGGATTTACCGGAGATAACGCAGCTCAAGATGCTGAATTGGTAAGAAAACTACAAAAATGGAAAGACGAAGGCAAAAATGAGCGTGAAATTGAATTTGAAACTACTAATTGGAAGTTACTGGATGCAAAGCGTATTTATAAAAAAGATAGCTTTGATTTTGTAGTGCAATCAGTAGGAATTCATACCAATAATGAAATTGTTGATAATGCCTGTAGAATTTTAATATCCAGATTGAGTGAATTGGATTCTATTATTGAAAAGGATGAATTAGAGATTAAAAATGCCGAAAATACAATGGCTAATTCGTTTGATATTATTCTTGAAAACGAAGACTACACAATCGGAAAAGTAATTGAATATTACTTGTTTTCAAAATTTTATGAAACAAACATGATTACCTATTGTGGTTTTAAAAAGATGCATCCTCACGACAGTCATAGCATCATTCGGTTGGCTTATAAAGAACCTGTTGATAAGGCAACAATTAAGGGACATATCAAGGAGTGCATTGATGATGCCGGAAATCTTTATGCAAAGTTGAGAAAAGACTTTACACAGTTTGTGAAATAACTGGACGGCGTCTTTAAGTAGGATTAATAATATATTAAAAATTTTGGTTTAAAGAAAATGTACGAAAAACACTGTTTTTTTTGGGGGAAAGTTTTTTTGAGTTTTCGAAAATGGACAAAAATAAATGTCCAAAAATGAGAATTTCTAAATTCAACTTGGGAAAAATACAATTGTGAGACCATAATTGTATTTTTTGGTGTGGAGACAGAAAAAATAATTTTCATTTTGTTACGATAAAATTTTAAATAATTTAATTAAAAACGACTTAAGTTTTTTTCTGTTTCCTATATATGGAAATTAAGGAAAACCCAAAACTTAAAAAAAACTTACATAGATTTGTCTGTAAAAGTTGTGACTTTAAATGCTATATGAAATGTGATTGGGAACGTCATTTAACAAGAGCGAAACATCTTGACAGTCTCACAGGAAATGATGGAAATTTAAAAAACTTAAAAAAAACTTACTATTGTCTTTGTGGTAAAAATTTTATGTCAAATTCTGGTTTATGGAAGCATAAAAGGACGTGCAATTTAAAAGAAGTAGAAAATGACATACTTGATACTAATCTAGATGAAATAACTGATGAAATGTCAGATAAAGATTTAATAATAATGTTAGTAAAACAGAACAGCGAGTTATTAGAAGTTATAAAAAATGGAACCCATAATACAAATATTTCATATAATAATAATTCACATAACAAAACTTTCAATTTAAATGTATTTTTAAACGAGACATGCAAA